TATAGTTATTTATCAGGCTTACCCATTTTTTGTATTACTGCATTAATTAGACTATTGCGGTCTTCAAACTCTTCTGCTTCGCCTTGAATAGTATCATCTTTACCATTTGCTTTGGCTTCTTGGGCATCAAACTTGGCTTTTTGCAGTTGTAGTTGCACCATCTTTAGTTTTTTGTCCATCTTTGCTGTTTTAGCAGTGATAGCATTGGTCATCATTTTACTTGCTGTATCAAATACAGCCGCGGCATGCCTATCTTCAACATTTTGTCCAAGATCCATAAGATCCTGAAAGGCATGCATTGCTTTATCAGCATACTTGTCCATGTCAGCGTCTAGTTGTTCTAAGTCTCTTACCATTGGCAATGCAGCATCAATTTTATCTGCTACATCTAATTGTTGCTGTAGTTGTGTAAGATTTAAACCAGTATCTTCTTGTTTAATAGGCTCGTCAACTTTTTCTCCATTCATTGGAGGTAAATCAAAGACATCTTCAATTTTACTACTCATATTGTTTCCTTACGCTCTTGTGAACACTAATATCTTATGGTTGCCACCAGTATCCCAAGAATAGGTGCCTAATGTGGCTGGCGAGGCTAAAGTAAAAGTTAATATCGTTGCTTGACCTGATGCAACTATATCGTTGGTTTGGCCATCTTTATAAATTTGCCAAGCATATTGATTTGACCCTGCATTAAAAGCAATATAATCTCCAGCTGGATATACAGTTGTATTATCAGTCAATACAGCTCCTCCACCACCACTTGCTGGAGTTGTCCAAGAAAAATCGCTACCATCCCAAGTTAGTACTTGTCCACTTGTAGCACTACTACGATTTATATGTGTATTTACTGTTGCATCAAATGTTGCAGTAGTTTGATAACCAGCTGTACTATGATCACCCCAAGTATAAGCTGTGTCCCATTGACCAACTTTTGTATCATTAATAATATTTGTGCCCATATCAATGTTATTACCATTAACATCTAAATTTCCACCAAGTTGTGGACTAGTATCTTCTACTAGATTTTCTAATCCTTGTAGTTCTGATCCATCTTGTAAAGCTGTCCAAACACCATTTTTATATACATTAAGTGCATTTGTTGTTGTGTTATAAATCATATCTCCATTTGTCGGAGTATTAAGTGTATCTCTTTGAGCGGTTGTTACATTTGCAAAACGCAAACTAACATCTTTTATTGTTACTTTTCCTGTATTTGACCATAATACTGTCATCTTCTTTTCCTTCTCTTAGGCTGTTTAGGATTATTAAACAACTCATGTTCTGTTAATACGCGAAACCCAACGCCTTGATGTTTACAAAATACTTTTGCAGCTTGCCATTTTGCTTCGTTTACTATAGCCGCTGCTTGTTGCATTGGACTTTTTGCATGTGCTAGTGTTTGTCCTGCTGGTTTAATTTCAATCATCTCTGCTTTTCGTTGTTTATTTTTGTCTTCGTATACTATAAAAAAGTCTGGAACATAATGTGTATTTTTACCTGTTGCTGGATTACGATAAGGTATTCTATGACTTTCGCTAGCCCAGGCTAGTATGTTAGGATGATCATCTAGTATACGCATAAACTTTAATTCCCATCCGCTACGATATTTTGGGCGATGTTTGCCCACATACTTGCTACGGTTTTTTATTTCGTAGATACCTTGGTGAAAATTATTTGCCATCCTAGTAATATTTATTACTAATTACAATGCATCTAATTCTTCAGGTGTTAGCTTAATTACAAACTCTTCACCATCGACATTTCTAATTATTTCATCTGCAGCAAGAACACCACCTGTATAAATTCTCTGTCCCAGTGGTTGATTTATCTGCTGTGTTGATCTATTAGCTACTGTTGCTGCAACTGTTGATTGTACGTTTTGTTGAGCCGCTGCTGTTGAAATAATATCTGCACTGCCTAAGTTACCAATATTAGCATGTTCTGGCTGAAATGTTACATTATATACTAAAGGAGAACTTGCACCCATATCTAATGTATCAGATTGTACATTTAGTATCATACTATTATATAAGTTTGTAACTCTTCCGCCCTGAGCTGTATCAGTATTAAAGATTCTAATCTCTTCAAACATAAATCTAGCATCTGGACTAATACTTTTAGCACCAAAAGCATGTGAGTCACCAACACCAAACTTTGTACCTAACATATTATACCCACTAAAATTCTTTGGATCCATATCATGTCCTTGAAAGTAATGTGCAGCATATGCTTTCATTAGTGTTGAAAACTGATTATCTTTAGTATCATAAAAACTTATATTACATGCGCCAACAGTCATCCTAGTAGGAACATGTCTCATTCTATTATATTGATTGAGTGTTTGCATACCATAATCAAAATCTGGCATGCTAGCTGACATTACTCTATCAAACGTAAAAGTTCTTCTAAAACTAGCATCTTCTATAAACACATTTTCATTGAGAACGAACTCCAGTTTAAACTGATACTTCATTCGAGGTGCTTTGACCATTACTGGATCATCTACACCAAATTTTTCTGCGGCTGGGTTATAAAAGCCGGTATTACTTGTTAATCCCATTGGCTACCCCTTAACTAGCGGTACCTGCGCCTGTTGCGTTACTCAATGTTTGATCTTGTGCTGCGCCTGTTAGTGTTGCATTACCTGCGGCATCATAGATTTCTGCATTATCATATCTAATAGATACAGTAACTTGAACTTGATCGCTACTTGCATATGCCATATCACCATATTGAATATTTTGAATATAAGCGCCTGCTAATTCAAATTTATCTAATATTCCTGGTGTTGGGCTTGCACCATCTAAGGTTTCCATTAATAGTTGGAACTTATAAGCACTACCTGATCTCGGTGAGCTTTGGTTTGCATGGTCAACTTGTCTATTCAGTTGTCCGTTTAATTCTCTTATTACTACACTATCTACGTCATCTCTTAAGACAACTGTGATAGGTTCCCAAGTATGTTTACCTGCTAAAAATATTCTACTGTTGTACATGTCCAACGGAATTTCATCATGTGTAAGACTTGGTCTACTTACACTAATTACACTTCTAGTAGGAGTCGCTGTAAATCCCTCTCCAATAAACGTTGCTCTAAAACGATATTGTAGTTTGGGCATAATAGTTGTGGTGTTACCTGTATTGTCTGGTACACCTAATGTTGTTATAACTGCCATTTGAATCTCCTCGTTATACCGGCTGTTAGTATTTATCGAAATGAGCTCAAAAAAAATGGACAGCCGAAGCCGTCCATTAAGTATTCTGTTAATTTTTTAACTTGTAGTAGATAATGTTCCTGTATTCACCAATCTAATCGGAACATAAATGAATTCTGCTGCTTTTGAAGGTTCAATAGCAACATCAACATAAAATTCGTTACGATCAATTCTTGCTGGTGTGTTATTTGTTTCATCACATACTACTGCGAAGTCATTGAGACCTCTTCTACTAAGGATGTCTGATAAGAATCTTTCAAACACTACTTTAGCCCTAGCTCTTGTTTGTGCATCATTGATCTCAAACAAGAATGGACGAGCAATGTCATCAAATCTTTCACGCAAGTAAGCAACTAGACGTGCAACATTAACTCTATCTAAACTACTTGCTGTAGGATGTAGAGTTTTCTGTCCAAATACTATTGTTCCTTGCCCTGGGAAGGTTGCAATTGGATTCAATTTGTCAGTATACATAGCATCACGTTGACCTTGTGTTAAACTGATTGCTTTGAATTCACCTTCTGTTGTAATGTGTCCTACTGCACTTGCATTTTGTACAACACCTCTTGTAGTTCCTGCTGGAGCAAACCATTGGAAACTAATATTGTCATTGTATGCATATGTGTATAGTGCCATATGACTTGGTGGAACAGCTACAGTTTTACCTTCTACTGGTTCTGTAGTGTTTCCGCTTGGATAGTAAACTGCACTGTATGTGTTCTTTGTTACTAGTCCATCTTCTCCGTTTTCTGTTGCATTTCCACTGTTTTTAGTCCAGTTAACAACGTCAGTTGGATTTTTACGCATTGGCGAGTCAATAATAATAAACGCTGTTTCGCCTCTATCACTATTAAGTGTTACCATTTCGTCTACTAGCTCAGGATAATTTGGAGCCGCTAACAAGCTGTACTTGTATTGTGGATCTCTGAGATCTGTGCCTGACGCTACTGCCTGCATTGCAGTTGCAATAACACCACGTTGTGCATATCTACCAAAACGTCCGCTACCATCTGCATGATTGCTTACGCCATTTCTCCAAGCAGTTCCATTCCATGCTCGAACTGTGTTTTGACTCTGCCCCATATTGACAGCAACCATTCCGTTTGGATATACAGCTGGATTTGGTCCACCACTAATAACTGTAGCATCACCGCCATTTGTTGCATCTGCAGCAGTGTCTGTAATATTAGCAAACAATACACCTGTTGTAGTTGTTTGATCTGAGTTTGTATGTGAAATCCATGCACTACCATTATAAACTTTAATGTGTGGATAAGCACGTTCGTTAGTTTGATTCTCTGCCGCTAGCGAAATGTCTACCCAAATATCACCACTGCTTGGTCCTGTTGGTGCAGTTGAGCTATAAGTTCCTGCCTTAGGTGAAAACTTACCTGCTGTAACTACATACAAATCTAACTTATCAAGTTGATTAGTAAACCAATATGTACCTGTAGCTAATGTGCCAGTTGGTGTTGCAGATTGTGCTAATACTGTAGTTGCTGTTAAATCACCTACTGCGCCGCCTGTTGTTATTTCTCTAATAACGATAGTAGCTTTAGTATTTGCTTGTTGGTCTAACAAGTATTGACCTACTGTAGCTGTACCTGTAGTTAATGCAGTTGTACTTGAACCATCTTGTGCTACAAAGTCTGTAATTGCGCCAGCTCCATCAGCTTGTGTAGTACTAATACCTTGTACTGTAGCAGATGTAAATGCTGTACCATTGTGTGTGCTTAGTGCTAGTGCTAAACCGTTGCCTGGGCGTGTTGTTTTAATCCAAACATCATTAGCCGCTGGACTTGCTGGTGCACTGAAGTGTTCATCATAAGTTACACCAATTGCGCCAGTCATGTCACTGTCGCTGTCCATAACTTCCCATGCGCCAGCTACACCATAAAAGTATTCAATACTCATTTGACGTGCGCCACTCACTGATGCTTCGTTATCAACGTGTACTACAACTAGGAATGTTCCATCTGTTGCGCCACTTGCAGCAGTAGCTGGTGTGTGTACATCGCCAACAACATCAGTTCCATCATCTACGTTAATTTCAACTGCTGGAATTTTGTTAACCCATTTGCTAGTTGTGTTGTTCCACTGGTGGATACCATACTTACTTGCATCTGTGTCTAACCAAAGTGTGTTAGCAGTACTATACACCGCTGTTGGTGCAGTTGTACTATGTTCTAATTGTGCTAGATTTAAATCTGCCCTTACAACAAATGCTTGATTGCCTTGTCCTAAGTAGCTGTACGCTGCCATTAAACCATATTCGCTGGTTTCACTACCTTGTACAACTGAAACTCCATTTTTAGTGAAAGTTGGATTACCAAAAAACTGTGACAACTCACGCTGGCTAGTAACTTTAACTACCTTGCCTGCTTGTGCTGATTTAGTAAATTTAGCTTTACCGTCCGCTTCACTACCAGTTGGATCTGTTTTATCTTGACGTGTTGCAACTAGTAGTAGTGGTACTGTACCAGCACCTGGGGCACCATAAGCACTTTCATCTACTACACTAACTTCAACACCTGCTGAGACTAATGCCATATTATCGCTCCTCTAAAGTAATTTGCTAGTAGTATTTACCAGGACCACTATATATCTAGGGGGTTACGGAGGTTAACCTAGCACTTAATGATTTCTTTAACTTTTATTAGCAGATCTTCTAGTGTGTTATCGTTATAGATAATTTGATTAAATTTTTCATCTGGTAATATCCATGCCCATTCACTTGGGTGTATATCTTCTGGTTTAACATTGTTATCTCTACAATTTGTAAACCAAACTGGCAAATCTCCACGTCTTGCTTGCCAAACCTGACCTCCAATTTCTTGTATCATATCCATTTCATTAGGAAAACGCACATCGGGTATTACCCAGTTATTATCTGGATTGTCTACTATACGTTGTTTAACAAGACTTACCCATATGCTATCATCAAATCCATTACGCATACAATCTGTACCAAATAATTGTAACACTAATCTAGGTGTAACAAGTTGACCAGTTTCTTTAGTCCAAAATGTGTCTTCTTTTTCTCGCCATATCCTACTGCGATCAGTATCACCTTCTAATAAATCTCTATCCCAACCAAATACAGTTGCTACACCATCTTTAAGTTTGTCAGCAAAACTAAGTTTTTCGAAGTTATGATTTTCTACTAAAATATCGGCAACGGTTCCTTTACCACTGCCGATTAAACCGCATATACCAATTATCATACGCTACTCCGTAAATTGTTATTTTTTACAGTTTAGCGTAAATTTTAAGAAAAGTCAACCAATAATAACGCCGAGGCCCATTTGACCTTCAGCATAGTATTTGAGGTCATCTTCTAGTTTGTCCATTGCCATTTGTGCATCGTTACGCAGGGCGTCTGCGTTAAGACTTGTACCGCCTTGTGGTCCAGCAATAGTATTAAACTTACCTCTTGCTTCTGCTAGCATTAGTTTAGCATGTGCTAGTGCAAAATCTTTAACCCAAGGACCACTATATGGATCTAGTAATAGTTCTTCATCACTACGTTGTTTATAAACATGTAGATAATATGTGTCTTTTGATTTAATTTTTCTTTGAAGAAATAGTTTTTTAGTAACAGTGTTCCAAGTAAACATAATCTGTTCACCAAATAATTTACCTAGTGTTTCTCTATGCTGACTCAGAGCATCAAATGTAGCCATTCCGCCTGCTCTGCCACTGTGTAATAGATAGCTATTTAAATATGCACTTTCGAATGGTTCAATATCTGCACCATTACCGGTTAATGTTCCGCTACTACGACGATAGATATCATATACGTCAACTATACTATTATCTAATGTGTAGTCACTAGTATCTACTACTACCTCTAGTGGAATAAATGTTTCTTCAACTGAATTTTCACTACGTTGTCTGTATTTTTCAAAACTTTTATCAATACTCAATTCATAATGCTCAGGGTCAAGTTCTACATCGACCATTTGACCACCTAATCGTAGTTCAATCTCTTTTGTTAAATCATCTCTCTGTGCCATACTAATATTTATCCGTTATAATAATCCGCAGTGTACTTGAGCAGTTGTTTAATTTCTTTACTGCTTGGTTCGAAAACAGTTCTATACCTAGCATAACTAGGCAAATCATTTTTATATGCTTCTGGGTTTCGTAATACTTGTTCTGGATTATCAGTATCTTTTATTTCGCTAGCAAGGTCACTGCCGTATGCCATAAGTTCATGTGGATCACGCAAATATTCACGCATCCAATCTTTAGGATCTCCAGTTTTATTTGCTAACTCGGTACCTTTTTGGTGACCACTTTTCATTTTGTTAACTCTGTCCAATCCAATCTTGGTATACTGATTCCAATGGATAGTTTCGTGTGCAAGCATACGCATTACAATTTGTTTGAAAGTTTTTGGACCATACTTGCCTGCAAGATTCTTCGTAAACAAATATACTTGCATAAATTTACCATCTTTGTCTATGCCAGCTTCTGCACTAATCCATTCATTTGGATCTTCACGTTCTTGGTCAACAGCAAAAAACTCTATAGGTAAATTGTTTTGATTGTTTGAGTTAAGTATTTCTTCTAGTTCGTCTATGTCGTCAACATCATTACTATCGTCTAAGTAGTCTTGATACTCTTCGATACTGTCGTCGAGAATTTGCTCAACCTGACTCATAAACTTTTTGTCAGGTTCTACCCGTGCTTCGACTATCTCGTAAACTTTCATACAAGTATTTATTTGAATGCTTTTAGAATAATTGTATCGGCATTGAACCTGCCATTCATTTTAGTTTCAGTTGTTTTGAGATATCCAAACTGTGCTTTTAGTTTGTGTTTAGTGACCCTTTTCCAGTTAGGCAGTATTTCTTCTGGCTTACGAACTGTTTTCTGCAAGCTACGAGTTTCGCTAAAGTGTTGTAGTGTAGTTCCTTTGACTTTGAACTGTGCATGGTCTTCTGCGTAATAAATGCCTATCTTACGATTCTTTGTGTTAAACACTACTACCGCAGTTGCATCAATGATTTCACTTGGGTTAACACTAGCAATACCAAAGTCTCCATCACTAGGCTTAAACTTGAGCTTCTTAACCAACTCTTGGGCACTTTTAACTTTGGGTTTACGCACTGCACGATTTTGTTTTTGCTCTGCTTTCATAATATCGATAGCATCATATAGTCGCTTGTAAAAGTCTGTAAGTTCTTTTATCTGTGCTTTGGTATAAGTTGCATATCCCTCTGCAAGTTGTTGTTGCAGGTCATCACGTTTCTTAGGAGTAGGAAGATCAGCTAGTTCTTGTAGTTCTTCATAACTACCACTATACCAGTTTGTTACAAAACGCAAGTGTCCTAGATTAATTCCATTCTTCTTAAACAGTTTAATAGGATGTACATCTTTTAGAGGATTAGCTTTAGGATCACGCATCCAATCATCTAGCCATTCGTCTAGCTCGCCTGTTTTTTCTTCAGCCGCTTCTTGCAAACGTTCCTGTATGCTAGGTATATACACATTTTTATTTGTAGATTTTTTCTCTTCAACAATAAGTTTGCCAGCTTCTACTAGTTCATTAACTTTGGGTTTGATGTAGTCTGTCAGAGGAGCAATATCGCCGCCTGTGCCAGGACATGCTTGCCAATATTCCTGTTCTTTTTCGTTATAATCTGGACATCCATCTAACAACATACGACAGTAGATTCCTACTAGTCCTTCATGTTTGGCGGCTTTCTTTGCATTTGAAATATCTGATCTACTATAATCATTTTGTTTCATCCAAGTAAACAGGTGTTCTATGTTTTCATTATGCTTATAGTTCATATACCAGAAATCATTATTATGACGTTTTAGTCTGTGAAACTTATCACCAGATAAATTTTCCCAACCTTCAAAGCCCGGTGCTTGCAGTCCACGCTTGCTGATACGCTTCAGTGGTGTTTTCTTTTTAACTGCTCGACCTGTAATTTTATTCACTCTAGCCATAAGAGTCTCCTCAAAATGTTTCTGTGTCTACATACTAATATAACACCATTTACTTATTTGTCAACCTTGTAAATCTACGAGTTTCCAAACTTTGTGTTTATATCTCCAGTTTTATCATCATAACAATAGCCATCTGTTGCGTCGAACTCTTCTTTGATTGTTTCTAAAATAAAGTTGCATTGTTCTAATGTCTGTAGACCATACACAGCCGTTGCATCCAATGTCATGTCCATGTCAGTTGACAGTAATAAGAATATGAATATTGTCTTCACTGGTATTCCCTTCGAAGTTTTCTTACTAATATAACATCATTTACTTATTTGTCAACCTTGTAGATTCACGATAAATAACTGTATGCCAAGATTAAGTTTATATAAACCGACCAAAACTAACGATTACCACTACATGGATAACTCTATCCGTGAGCAGTTTAGTATCGGAGGTACCGGAGTTCATGTACACAAATACATAGGACCAGCAGTAGGTAATGATAAGAATGACCCCAGCCAGCCCAACTATCTCAGTGGAACAGAAGTAGATCCACTTAGTGGGGAAGAAGTTAACGTAGGCGGTGTTATAAACGAAACAAAAATACAAGACTTGCTGTTTATGGAAAATAGAGACCGCAAGTATGATCAAGACATTTATGATTTACGTGGTGTCTATAATGTTCAAGACACAGATTTTGATTTAACACAGTTTGGATTATTTCTAAGTAATGATATGCTTTATATGACATTTCATATGAATGAAATGGTAGATATTGTAGGAAGAAAACTAATGCCTGGTGATGTACTAGAACTTCCACATCTTAGAGATGCACTATTGTTGAGTAATGATAAGAAAGCTATTAACAAATATTACGTTGTAAATGATGCTAATAGAGGCGCAGAAGGTTTTAGTCAAACGTGGTATCCCCATATTTGGCGAGTTAAATTATCACCATTAACAGACAGTCAAGAATACTACGATATACTCGGAGACAGTGATGATGCAAATAGTCTCAAAAATGATCTTAGTACATATAAAACAGAATTTAATATTAGCGATGCTATTATTTCTGCTGCAGATGCTGAAGATCCAAACGGAACAAGTCTAACAGATCACTTGTTTGGCTATGATCATCCAACAGCTGGTGGTATTGTTAACAAAGATGATAGCTACACACATGGCGAGTCAATTACAGCCGGAGACCAGTTTCCAAGTACACCCAATGAAGGCGAGTACTTTATTAGAAACGACTTTAGCCCTAATAGATTATTTGTTAGGCGTGGTAATAAATGGCATAGACTATATGATAATATCACAGATAAAACTTGGACGGACATAACTTACAATGCTAGCGGATTTATTAACAATGCAGATCGCACTACTGTGGTAGATAATCAAGAAACAAAAGAACAAACTCCACTTAGTGAAGTAATTAAAACAAGAGCGGATAATACATAATGGCATATCAAACTAGTAAGATAACCGCTGTACCATACTTTTATGACAAACAACTTAGACGATATATTCAACAGTTTATCCGTATTTTTGCAGGCTTTCAAGTAGCCATGCACAGTGACGCTGAAGGAAATGTTGTATATCAAACTGCACCTGTACGCTACGGTGATGTGAGTAGAATGGCGGCACATATTGTAAGAGAAAACAGTGAGAACATGACTCAAACAACACCATTTATAAGTTGTCATGTAACAGGTTTAGAAACTGCTCCAGATAGAAGAACAAGTCCACAGTACGAAGAAACTGTTCCTGTCTTTGAGAAAAAATATGATGAAGCTACAGGTAGTTATATAAATGAACAAGGTAACGCTTATAGTATAACAAGACATCAGCCTGTGCCTTATAACTTAACAATGCAAGTAGATGTTTGGACATCAAACACAGAACAAAAACTACAGTTGTTAGAACAAATACTAGTGTTGTTTAATCCTACACTTAACATACATACTAGTAATAATCCATTGGATTGGAGTACATTAAGTTACGTTGAATTAATTGCTAGCACTTGGAGTGTTAGAGCTATCCCAAGTGGAATAGATGATATTATTGATATAAGCACAATGACATTTACAATGCCTGTGCTAATTAATCCACCAGCAAAAGTTACAAAACAATCTATTATTCATACTATCATTGACAATATTGACGATGTTAACGATGCCGGACTTGCAGCACTTAGAGCAGGAGGCAACTATAGTCCACTATTCACTAGCTACAAAGTTGTTACATTAGAAAACTTTAAGATGGCATTTTCAATGGATGCTAGCGGTGCAGGTACTGCACAATTACTAAACAGAGGCAATACAAATTTAGGTACAGACGGCAATCCATTAAATTGGGTAGAAGTATTTAAAGGATTTGGAGAATTTAGAGATGGCATAAGTCAACTTAGATTAAAGCAAACTAATAATCCAGCTGTAACTACAGGCGATATAATAGGAAATATTACGGTTAATAGTGTTAATGCTAATTTACTAGATATCACAATGGATAGTAGTACATTTCCAGCTAATACACAACCTGCAGTAGATGCAGTAATTAATCCACAAACGAATACACCAGGCGACGGAACTTTATCTGCGGCGATAGATGGCGACAGATATCTGCTTACAGAAGACGTAGCAGGAGGTGCAGGCTGGTTGGGCAGTGCAGCCAAGAAGCACGATATTATACAGTATGCACAAGGATCAAATACATGGAGTATCACATTTGATGCAAGTGTAAATGGATCAACAGTACAGCATACAACGAATACAACTACAAACGACAGATTAAAATACGATGGCACCGAATGGGTAAATGCTTTCGAAGGCACTTACAATAGCGGATTTTGGCGAATATACCTATAATGATACAAGCAAGTGGCTGTTGTTTTCTCGCTTTAGACACAGGCAGAATAATGTTACAGCAAAGAAGCAAAAAAAGTAGTCACCCACTAACTTGGAGTTTTTGGGGTGGTAAAGCTGAAAAAGACGAACGTCCTATCGAGACACTACTCAGAGAATGTAGAGAAGAAATAGGTATACTACCAGACATTGCCAAAGTGCATCCACTGCATACATTTTTAAGTGACGATGATAAGTTTACCTACAATACATATTGTGTTACAGTGTTTGAAGAATTTATACCTAGTTGTAATTATGAAAGCAGTGGGTACAGTTGGGTAAGCATAGACTGTTGGCCTAAGCCATTACACAGAGGTGCAAAGGTTGTATTATCAAATAAGCAACTGGTAGACAAACTAATAACTATATACGAACGTGAAAGAGATCAAACTGATTTACCCAACTGGTTAGATAGTTTTTGATATAAATTCAGTACTCAAATCGATCTTTTCGTTTTCTTTAAAGAACTTATAAACTTTATCTGCTAGTATTTTATGGTTGTGTTCACTGAGATGATTTATCCTTTTGTCAAACATTGGTTTATCTTGCAACTGTGCAAATTCGTTTTTTTCAACAACACTTAAACATATTTTACCTGTTATATCGTGTGATGTAGTAGTACCAAATCCCGGTAGTAAACATAACATTACTTTTGAACTAAGTTTAGTTCGAATCCAACTTAAAAACCATTCATAATGAATATTGCTTATAAAATCATGTTGTTCTGCAAATTGCTCTATATAAGAATTAACGGCACTGCATTGTTTTTTAGTTAAAAATTTGTCAAAGTGATGTGAATTTGCAAATATATTTGAAAACTCAGGATGATCTTTTATTAACCATGTTCTATTCTGCTGTGTTGTAACAACAACCACGAAATCTCCGGGTTGCATTTGATCGTAATGTTTTGTAACTTCTTGCGAAATCCATTGATTACTTATTCCCGGTAGTGCCGCTATTTTTAGCTCTGATTGTAATTTATAAGCAAGTTGTTTAGTCCAAGTCCAATCCGGATAATAGTCTTTGTCGTAGTTTTTATTTAATGGACTTACAAAACTATCTCCAAAAATCCATAGTTTACTCATTTCTGACTGTCACCTTTAGCAATTCGATAATTATCTTCTACACTATCAGGTGTACTTACTTCTACGATAATACTGTTATCCTCCATTGCAAGTAATTGATGAGGAAGCATAGGCTCGTTACGCCATGAGTCTCCTTTGTGTAACACATGGGTTTCCAATTCAGCATTGTCTGTATTCATAATATGCAATGTAAAACTACCATTCATTACATACCAGCTTTCGTCTTTTTCTTTATGAAAGTGCATACTAAACTTTGCACCTTTTTTGTCAAAAAACATAAGTTTGCCACAGTACTTGTCATTGGTGGCAAAAATTAATTCTCGTCCCCAACCTTTTTCCTGTACTCCGTTAAGTTGTGTCATAATACTATCCTTTTGATTGTATTTGTGGTACTTTGATTTTCTACTGTAGGTATAATTACAACTTCTGCTAGCTCATTACCGACCACAGTATCAACAGTATAGTCTCCACCTTTTGTAATTATATCAGGTCGTATTCTTTCTATTAACTGTTGTGGTGTTTCTTCGTCAAACAATATAACCTCATCAACAAAATCTAAACTTTCGAGAAGAACTTTTCTATCAGTTTCAGTATTAATTGGTCTAGTATCACCTTTTAATCTTTTTACACTAGCATCAGTATTTAATCCAACTACAAGATGCTCTCCAAGTGCTTTACTGGCACGAAGCATTTCTACATGCCCTCTATGCAATAAGTCAAAACATCCATTTGTGAATACAACTGTAGGGCGAGGATCTAAGTCCTTCCAATGAATAACATAAACTCCATTGTGTTGTACACTAGCACCTGCACCTTTATTTGCCATTTCACAAGCATATTCTAAATTTTCACCAAAGTCTAAAAAATATGCCATAACAGCTAAAAATGTATCTCCTGCACCTGTAACATCATATACATCTTGTTGTTGTGTTGGATAATGTACATCATTTATCATATAACCATCTGCACCTAGTGTTACGACCATATTAGTATCAACACCATTATTATATTCTTCATATTCCTTTTTATTGGGTTTGATTACATCAGCACCTGCATATAAATCTAAATGTTGTTTTGGATCAACAATTATATAACAACCATTGTCTTTGAGTATCTTTATTAAACGTTGCGGATCTTGTATAGTACCTTTGTTATAGTCACTTATTACTACTGTACAATTATGCACACGTTCTTTTACATAATCAAATAATGTACTATTATCGATTGTTTGTTCTCTATCAATTCTAGTAATATAATGTTTGTCGGCATATATTCTTTGCTTTAGCGGCATATGTGTACAAAATAGTTCTACGGGCCAATCTGTAGTATCATTTCTATAACCGATAAGTGTAACATCATCTATTAGGCTTTTTATGTTATTATACACATTACCCGCACCACCCAGTTTACGTTCTGTCTTTTGGTGTTTTACGACAGGCACTGGTGCTTCAGGACTTAGCCTAGTGCTAGTTCCATAAACATATTCGTCTATAATTATATCACCTATTACTACAATCATAAATTTTCTTCTACAAATTGTTCAGGTGTAATAAACTTATAGTTGCCGATTCTATCTAGCAAACTAGTATTATCACTACAGGTGTACATTTGATATATGTTACGAAGTTCGTTTGGCACTTCAATATATTTTATCGATGCATTGTACTTGTCTGCTATTAGCTCTCCCCATTGTTGAAAGCTATATGTACTACCTGTTCCCAAGTTACTTATAAAGCTAACATCTTGTGCATGTGTGTCATACATAATTTTTACCACATCGTCAACACAAATAAAATCTCTAAGCACATTGTGACTGTTATCAAACAATTCAATAAACCCATTAACTTGTGCTTGGTATTTAAAGTTTGTATAAGGACTAGCTTGTTGTGCAGAGACTTTATGTGATTCTCTATTACCATATACATTAAAGAAACGCCAACTTTGTATCTTAGACATTTCCATATAATTTATAAGCATATTATCACATATCATTTTGGTTGCGGCATACATGTTTTTAGGTGCTTCATTTTTCGAAGATTCTCTATTGTTAGAGCTATCACCGTATACACTAGCACTACTAGCAAAAACTATATCATTGCACTTTTCAGCCAATTCTCTTGTATATGCAACATTAGATTGATATATACTATCCCAATCACTACTACTAGTTTTACTGTTAGCGCCAAAGTGCCACAGTGTACAATCTTTAAGATTCATGTTTAGCAGTTCGCTTGGACTAATAAAGTCCATAAACTCTAGTCCCGCTAAGTTAGCTACTTTATTACTACTTAGAGTATCCACACAAACAATGTTTCTAATGTTATTCTTGTTTAAATGTGCTACCATATTGCTACCGATAAAACCAGCCGCACCTGTGACGATATGCATGTTAACTCCTATTTTGTTTAATTATACTGTAGGAAGAATGTCTTGTCAACAATTAACTATAAATATAACTATGTTAAAGTACATTCAAGAATGGATAAAAGACTACAATGCTGTTCAGCGTGAATTCAATGAAATGGGGTACTTTACTATAAGTACATGGTCTGGTTCATGGACTCATATTGATAAAGAAATGTTTAAAGAGTACAATGATAGACAAAAACAAATTTCAAACAGTAATAGCCAACCTAAAGAGTAGTGGCAATTATAGAGTATTCAACGACATACTCAGAGAGCGTGGAGAGTATCCACAAGCAATTTACTACGGTCCTTACAATATTAAAAACATCGTAAACTGGTGCAGTAATGATTATTTGGGTATGGGTCAGCACAAAGTTGTATTAGATGCAATGCACACTGCACTGGATCAAACCGGAGCAGGTAGCGGCGGTACCAGAAACATAGGAGGGACTAGTCATTATCATGTTGCATTAGAATACGAACTGTCGAAATTACACAACAAACCGTCGTCTTTGTTATACACAAGTGCTTACGTTGCTAACGAATGGACACTAATTGCACTTAGTAAAATAGTAAAAGACATTGAATTTGTAAGTGACAGTAAAAATCATGCCAGTCTTATACAAGGTATTAGACACAGTGGTGCACCAAAGCATGTGTTTGAACACAACGATATGGATAGCTTAGAACAAGCACTAGCACAAGTGCAAGGTACAGCCTGTATTGTGTTTGAAAGTGTATACAGCATGGATGGATATACTAGCAAACTACCGGAAATAGTTGCACTTGCTAAAGAATATCAAGCTATAACATATTGTGATGAAGTACATGCTGTTGGACTATACGGAGATACTGGTGCTGGATATTTGGAAAAACTTGGATTACAAGACCAAGTAGACTTTGTAAATGGTACACTTGGCAAAGCATTTGGTTGCCAAGGTGGATATATTGCAGGTGACGATGTTGCTATAGATGCAATACGAAGTGTAGCAAGTGGATTTATTTTTACCACAAGTTTGAGTCCTGTTATATGTGCAGGTGCATTGAGTAGTATAAAATATTTGCGTAGTGAGCATGGAGTAGAGTTGCGTGAACAACATCAGAATCGTGCAATAAGACTAAAGAAAATACTAAGACACAAAGACATAAACATGATAGAAAATGATACACATATTGTTCCTGTTGTAATAGGAGATCCTGTGCGTTGTAAACAAGCCAGTGACACATTACTAAATGATCATAACATTTATGTACAGCCAATTAACTATCCAACAGTACCAGAAGGTACAGAACGTTTGAGATTTGCACCGACACCAATGCACAGTAACGCAATGATTAGTGATCTTGCGGAAAAATTAGAGGAAGTATTATGAGCGAAATATGGGATAAACTTATCGATTGCGAACAAAAGATTATTGCGAAATGTGCTAGTTTAGGCAAAGAAAATTTTGACGATCCAGAGTTCGATTGGCTTAACAAAGTATACCAAGGTGAACATTTTAGACGAGCACATATAGATAGTGTAGATGCCAGAGACTCAAAAGGATTGTATATGACTCATATATGTGTATTTCCAAACTTTGATAATGATGCACCTATATATGGTTTTGATATTATAGCAGGTAAAAACAAAGTTACTGGTGCTTTCCATGACTATTCACCTACTGTAGATTGGGAACATTCTATGTGTCATTTGTTTAGAGATTGTGTGCAAGATTTAGAATGGAAGAAAGAACGTGAACTTCCTCCATGGGCACAAGCAATATTCAGTAAACATATGGTAGCCGCAAGTAATGTAAAAGTAGATGAAATGGATCAAGTTGTTACTATGGCATTGGATAACTTAGATATGTACTTTGAAGAGTTACCTAAACACACTAGTAATACATTAGATGTAGATCAAATTAAACGTAAACAAAACAGATACTGTCACTATCAAAAACAAAACCCACATACACCCAAAGCTATGGAAGCACTAGGATTAGATCCAGCTGACATTAAACACTTTATTCAGGATTGTCTGTTTCCTGAAGTTTGTTAGTAAGTTTTAATAATTTGCTATATTCAGGAAGATACAAGTATTCAATATCACTTTCTTGAAGTGTCCATAATGCATCTCCAAGAGTCTCAACCAAAGGTTCACCACCTAAGTTAAAACTCGTATTGAATACAATAGGTATACCTGTACGCTCTTTCCAAGCACTAATCAAATCATAATAGTTAGGATTTTCTTCTCTAGTAACAGTTTGAATTCTACATGTATGATCTTCATGAATAATGCTAGGTATCTTTTCTTCGATACCTGGTTGACAATTTACAGCATACATCATATGTGGAGTGCTTTCCATACCTCTTAGATCAAACCATTCATGCACATCATCTTGTAGTATACTACCTGCAAATGGACGGAAGTATTCTCTGTGTTTTACACTGTTAACAAAATCTTTGCCATTGGGATCCGTTGGATCATATAGAACACTACGATTACCTAATGCTCGAGGACCATTTTCACAACGTCCTTGAAATATTGTAACAATATTTCTCTGTTCAAGTAAATCAACTACTGTATTGTTATCTGCATCCTCGACTGTTGCCCCATATTGTTCTGCTAAAGAATTAATATCTTCGTTGCTATAATTGTATTGTGGGCCTAAGTACAAGTCCGGTTTAGATTTTTCTTTTGACTTACTGTGATGATGATGCCAAAGAAGTGCCGCTCCAATACTTGTTCCTGCATCATTACTAATAGGTTCTACATATATGTTGATACCTTCATCTTTAAGTGCTTCCAAATAATAATAGTTTGCAACACAATTTAGCCCATACCCTCCGCTAATAACTACATTTTTCTTACCTGACATCTCGACTGCTTTACGGATTAGCTTTACCATTTCATCTTGCGTTTGTGTTTGTACCGCATATGCCATATCTCTTCGATTTTGTAAAAGTGTTTGATCACCTTCACTGTTATATTCTAATTCTTCATATAGTCCGGTATTAACTCTTGCACTATTTGGATATGTAGGTGTAAATATATCACGTTTTGATAATGAAGTCTCTCCAGGGTAAGTCTGGAATAAGTTAGGTATATTTTCGTTTGGCTCTCCGTACGGAAATAACCCCATTGTTTTTCCAGCTTCGATAGCACCAAATCCACAATACTCTGTAACTGCTTCATATGTTTTTACAATTCCAGCTCTATCAGTTACAAGAATATCAATATCTTCGTGATTAATTATTGGCTCGTTGACTCTTGCAGTTATATTACTAGCCACATGTATATCATTAGTACCCATATGCTTCCACATTGTATTAAAGTCTGAAGGATAGTCACAATCAATTATTGATTCTACTTCCCAACCTGTAGTAGTGAATCCACTATTGTTAAGTTCAAAAAATGTTCCAGCACCGTCAAC